GGAATCATAACAGCCTCAGCCATATCCTCTACAAACAACATATCTATTGCAACCTTTTCACTTTTTGCTTTAGTGATAGTCTTGGTTGTTCTCCAAGGCCCTCTTATTACGTTATTTACCCCTTTGGAATTATCGTCTGCCATTTAATCCTCTTATCTTCATAAGGCCCATAAAAATCACTACACCAATCGCCGTGTTTTAAATAATGCCTCATCTGTGTTATGTATCCCTGTGCACTATGGTATTTAGCCTTTGCACCCTTTACTTCTCTCCTCATTTCACCTCTTAGAGTAGATAGTAATTCCTTTTGTGTTTTAATCCAACTCTTAACATTTTTTGCTGAAAAAATATCATTCTCGTCTTTAGCTAAAACAGAGAAATGAATTGAGTCATTTTTAGCTGGGGCTTTGGCTGCCCGAGCCTTTGCAAGATTTGCACTTGCAATTTTTCTTTGTGCCTCTGTCATGGGCTTACGTTTCTTTGGTTGTTTCCAACCATCATTGACAGTAGTTTTTGCTAAACCTCTCTTAGTCATTTGGCCACTTTCCTTGTTCTTTTAGTTTCTCTACTTTCTTTAACCATCTTCTACGACCAGCTGCTTTCTCTAATCTTCGCTTTTCATTTCTAGTTTTATATGAAGTTCTCTCACGAACTTCATTGAAGATGCCTTCTTGTTGCATACGTTTCTTTAGAACACGCATTGCACCACTTAGGTCATCTCCACGAACTAAGACAGTTAATCCTTGTTTTGGTCTTTCTTTTCTCACATCATATCCTTTGTGATTTTTTTAGTAACTAAATTACTTATAGATTTAGACCCATCTTCTTTCTTAGAAGATTCTACCTCTTTCTTTAACTCTTTAAAAGCATTGGTAGATTTAATTTTAGAATACACAAGTTTATCTTTCATCATACGATTCATCACAATCTTACGAGCTTCTGTATCAGAGTATTCTAATAATACAAATGCACGAAACTGTGTACCACTAGGAAATACTTCTATTTCTTTTGGATTGTAACCAGCAACGTCTACTGATGCTATTATATTTTTGACTACTTTATCAACCTCTGACATTGTGGTTGCAGATATATCTTCATCTGTTCCTAGTCTTGTCATAAAGGTTTTCATCATACCATCTAGTTTACCATTAATCCTATCTGCAAGTGTATACTTTGCATTAAGTGTTGCCATGTCTACTGATAGTTGTAAGTCTGGTGAAGATGCAGAACCTACACTAAAAATAGAGTTATCTTTCTTTGGTAGTTTTTTATACCATTTTGGAACATTAGAAACAGCTGCTTCTACCTTTTCCGTTTTATACTTAATCATTGGTGTATTCACAATTTTAGTTGGGTCTGGGTTTTTTGCACATGCACCTAATCCAACCATCAGTGCCAAAGCACTCACTCCATAATATTTCATTTCTTTAAGTCCTCTAAAGTTTCAATTGATTTATCTACTGCGCCAGATTGAACGAAAAAATCTAACATCTCTGGCAAAATGTTATATTTCACTAATATCACTCCGATAATAATTCCCATAATAAATTTAAACAATCATATCTCCATTTTTAATTAACATTATATACTAAAACTGAAAAGAAGTCAAGGGCTTTATTATTAGTGAAATAATTACCATTGACATAATCTTGATAAGATACAACTGGTGGTCTTACTTTTTTTGTTTCTGTATATGTATTTGGTGGTAACACTAAAATTGGTTTTGATTCTTTACATACATATTCTGTTTTTGAGGATAAGATTTTTCCATTATCATCTAATTTTACTACTAACTTATATTTACAATCTTGACTAAATGCAGATGTACTCATTAGTATAGCAACCGAAGTTGCTATTAAAATATTTTTCACTATCTACTCCTATTAACTAAAGTGGTCACCAGTTTCAATCGCAAAGATTTCTTCCTTTGCAACATCAACACCCATATTACCGAACTTTGTTTTGATATCTGTAATCAAATCATCTTTTGTTTTGATTTTTGTATCACCAACAAAATTACCATCTTCATCAAAGAAATCCCAAACTGTTTCTTGAACATCCATAATAAAGTTTTTAATCTTACTCATACTCAACTCCCTCTACTTTTTCAATAATTAATTTTCCACCATTAACTTTTTCTAATCTTTCAACTTCTTCCTTTTCGACAGATGTCCAATATTCGTAATCTCCGTCTGGATAAGTAACTTTAAAATAAATATTTTTCATAATTTAAACCTCTCTCTTTATCTTACTCTTAGATACTATCAGGCTTTTAGCAGTATGTCAAGGGCCTTTATGCAAATTAATAAAATAATTTGCATCTACAACTACTAATGGTTTATGATTATTTCTTTTGATAAACACCACTGGCTCATATTTACCAGCGTTCTCTTGTGCTTGTTTATATGATTCCCAAAGGTTTACTTTTTCTTGATTTTTACACTCTATAGAATATGGAAAAGATTCTCTTGCAGCACGTGCCATAATTAAATCTTCTCCACCAGCTCCCATAGAGCGACTTTCTATATCTTCTGGGTGTATGTCTAAAACTTCTATAAGTTTATCACGAACCCATTGTTGGAATCGTCTTCCTTTAGCTTTGGCTGAACTTGTCTTCATTTTCACATTTTTCACATCTGCAATGGCGACAGATAATTACTATTGACTCACCTTGTGTATGCGGTGGGTCTGATACTTTCATTACATCTCCACAGTGTGTATCATGTCCACAATTTTTACAACTAATCATAATCTTCCTCGTATTCGTCATCAACCTCATCTTCAAGGTCTTCATTCAGAGTTTCACCACAAAATGGACAATACTCTATGCTATATAGTCGTTTGTCCATATCGTGTTTTATGCGAAACTCTGAATCACATGACTCACAAACAATCAGTTTCATTGTATTTCACAATTACCAGCCACACATGCAAGTTCTTGTGAGCCTAGTGTCATATCTTGACTTTCATATTCTGCTAGTTTAGACCAATCCACTTTCTTTGGCATTTGTTTTAGTAAAAACTCATAACCCTCTTTATTAGTATCTTGGTATGGAGCTTGTTGATATGTATGCTCACTAAATGGTAAGAATGATACACCAGACATATAATCAAAATTTTCATACACCCAAGCACCAACTTGCATCCACTCATCTTCTTTTACAGATATTGTAACAGATGGTTTATGTTCACACCAATGCTTTTGATATGTCAACCATAGTTCTAATTGTTCAACAGCTGTCATGTCAGTTCTGAATACTGCACCAGAACCTACTTTCATAGGAAAAGAGAATACAGCTGTATTCTGTGGATTCATAATATCATCTTCAACTGGAAATCCTACGTCTGTCATCATCTTTGTCAGTGGGTCTTTTTTATCTCCACGAACAGTTCTAATATAGTATGGATTATGTCTTGCATGAATACCAGATGCTGCATCTACAAGTTGTGATACTGTTCCACTTGGTTTTACACAAGTGATTGCTGCAGATTGTGGAATACCTAATTTTTCAGAAAACTCTTTATTTACTGCAACAGCTTCTTCTCTTAATGTGTCTAGTAATTCTTCAAGATGTCTTTCTTTACCATTTGTCATACGACTATCCATAATACCAGTAAGTGAAACACCTAAGAGTCTTTCTTCCATACAGTTCTTTTTCCAAGCTGCAGATACATACTTAAAGTTTGTAAGTGTAGATTGAAAAGTTCCAAGTATCGTTGCAAGTCTTACTTTTTCTAGTAAAGATTGTCTAGTATCAGTTGACCTCACTACAACCTCTGAAAGATTACAGAACTCTCTATCTCGTAAGATTATCTCACTACAAGGATTTGTACCAAACTGATAACCCTCAATAGTTCTACGACCATTTTTTTCAGCCATCTTGTTTGCAGATGCACGATTAAAAATACCTCTTTCACCAGACTTTGAATTATAAAGTGCAGTCCACTCTTCCATGAAAATACCCATGTCTGGTTTTTCTGTATAACAGGCGGAGTTGTTTGCAAGAGCTCTCTGTCCGTTCTGTTCCCACCATTGTCCAGACTTGGCATGCCTCATTCTATCGTCAGAGAGGTTAGAAAGACTTATCAGGGCACTTCTTCTTACGCCACCTACTACGACTACCTCTGCTATTTTACAAACAATATCGTGACATTCTAGTGATGAAAGTTTACGACCATTTGCACCCTTGAATACATTTACAGTAAAATTAAATAAATTTTCTAATGGTGCTGGGCCAGATGCACGACCACCAAAAGTTTTGAGTGGTGCACCTGCAGGTCTTACTTTAGATAAATCCCATCTTGGTATTTGACCGATATAAAGTAAACCGACCAACTCTTTATAAGCTTTGGCCCAACCCAATTTACTATCTGCCACCACAATCACAGTATCAGTTTCATGGAACTCCTCAGCCACCATAGGTAACTCTGATACGAACTGTCTTTCAACAGAAAATCCAACACCAGTTCCATTCATAAGAATATAAAGTATTTCATCAAATGCCTGAATACGATTGACAGCTACATAACTACAGTTATACCCTGCAATATTTTCCCTCTTGAGAGCCTCTCCAGCAGTCATTAAACACCTCATTGATGGCATTACTCTCTGTTCTAGAACTGCAATTTCTAAATCATTCCTCAAATCGTTGTCTAACTTATAACCTGTCATATCTTTTAAATGGTCTGTAAAAAAATCAAAGTATCTAGTTACAGTTTCATTCCAAGTTTCTCTACGGCCTTCTTCTGGTAGCCATCTAGAGTATCTTGATAGATGTATAAATTCTTGATATGAGGTTGGTAAAAAATTGTCAGGCATTTCTCTTTCTCCATGTAGTAAATTTTATCTTGGCCATATTACCTTGATAAGTGTTATTTTTAATTATAGTTTGTAATTCGTCTTTAGTCTTTCCAGATATAATCATGTCGTTTATATCTTTCTCTTTTATATCATCAGGCCATAACACTACGTTATATCCTAGATTTATTGTTTTCTCTATCTGTTTTAAAACTTCATAATTTCTTCTTTCGTTATCAAATATTACAGTTGTGTTATCTTTCTTTAGTCTTGTAAAATCCGCGCCACCTACAGCAATACAATTATCCAAAAACAATGAGTCAATGGGGCCTTCTACTACTAGTATCGGTTTTGTGGTATCGAGTCTGTTAAGACCATAGATTTTGTTTTTGTCTGGGTCAAGCGTGATTGTAATATATTTTGGTATTTCATTTCCGAACGCCCTTCCTTGAAACGCAAACATTTTGTTATTTTCATCTAAGAATGGTATCACCAATCTTGGATGGTCGCCCTTCAAAGAGGGAAACTTATTTGGTATAATTTTATTCACCCACTCAAAAAACTTAGGTGCATAAAATAATTCATAATGGACTTTAGACGGAATCTGTCTACTCTCTACAAATCTCTTAACTGGGTGGTCATGTTTTAGTGATGATACTTTTTTAAGTGATTTGAGTGGAGATGGCCCTTTCATAAATTTTGGTTGTGTGAACTTACCAATATCAACTTCTGGTTCGTTCTTTTTGTACTTCTCAAATATATAGTCATTACAAATCTTGGGGTCAATGTGGTTCAAAAGATTTTTGAAACTAGCACCAACTCCGCAGTTATGACATTTATATATAAGATTTGATTCTTTACGAAAGACGAATCCACGAGCTTTTGAAGAATTTTTTTGCGAGTCACCACAATAAGGACAACGAAAGTTCCAGACGAAATCGTTTGTCTTTTTAAATCTTAATAGTTGTGATGAAACTATATTCAAATACTTTTGTTCAATATACATGAATATCAGTATATACGAAAACTAGAGGTTTGTCAACTCCAAATTGGCATTTTTTGCAAAATAAATCCAATGACAATAGCACCACCAATAATTAACCAACGCCATCTTTCTAATATACCAACTCTACTATTTAAGTCATGTTTAAGTTGTTGTATGTTTAGTGCCTGTTCTCTGTGTTGTAGAGTAATCATTTCGGTAAGTTCTTTATAATTAGAAGTTACTCTGGAGTGAAGTTCTTTTATGTCATTTGTAAATTCTATATTTGCTTTTGATTGTGCTTCTTCTTGATTTGCAATCTTTTCCTCATGGACTGCTAACATGCGATTAACACAACTAGATACATCAGTAATCTTTTCAATAGCAACATCTAGTCGTGAAAAGATTACTTTAATATCCGACACTTCTTTTTTAAGAAGTGCGACTTCTGTGTTTAAATCAGCTTCCATATTAGTATTTATACCTTGTCAAAATTTTGGAGGGATTCTTTATTTGACACTATTTGCCGTCACCATTGTGACGTTTTTCTAATTCTTCTATTTTATTTAATCTTTTTTCTAAGTCATCAATTTTTTTTGCGATATTTGGATATTGTGTTCTCCACGCAATATCCTCTTTATCAAGTATATCTATACCATATTTCTTTTGAGCCCAGTTTGCAATATCTTCAAATTTAGAATAGCCCCAGACACCTAACTTAGTATCTTTTATCCAAGCAGCAGATGCAGCTCCTAACAAACTACCCGCAACATTACTTACGACCCAAATCCACATTTGTTTAGACTATTCTTTTTGCACTACTGTTGATAGCCCATCTACCAAACATTCTTACTGCCCAGTATGCAGAATATTTTTTCCATGATGGTACTGCTGGTTCAGATGCGTTCATACCCTCAAGAAATATATCATCTGCAATTTTACGATACTCTTCTCTTTCTTTTTTGGTAGCAGGGCCTTCTTCAGCAGCTGCAGACTCATTTACAAGTTTATATTGTGTATTAATTTTTTCATACAGAATATCATGTACTACTGCAGCCCTTGCCACATCAAAAGGTGCTATAAATGCCCAACAACCTCTTGGTACAGATGCCATATCAGTTACATATTCTTTTGGTATAGTGATAATATACTGTTTAGTTTTAGTGGAGTTATGAACTTTTACTCCACACCATCTTAACATTTCTGCTTGGTTTTTGATGAGTATATCTGAATAGAATTTTAAATCCTCTAGCAGTGTCCAGTTTCTAGGTGGATTAAATGTTGCCTTCATTAGTGAATCGAATTTTGCCACTGAGCTTCTCCCACTTAAATATTTAATTGTTTTTCTCATTTTTCACCGCCTTTTCATAATATAATATAATTTGTTTTTGTTGTTCTATGTATAGTTTTATCTGTTCCATATTGATTGCAAGTGCCTCAAAAGATTTAGGGTCTAATGCGTAAACTACAAATGACCCTTGCATATCTTTTACTCTTTTTATTACCTCTTGTAAATTTTTTTCAGTTATTACTATAACATCTGCGTTGCGTAATGTCAAGGGCTCTGGTCTAGGTACAACATTAATTGTTGGCATATAGACCTCAGCCTTAGTTACAATTTCTTTTTCTGGTTTCCATGAGCAACTACTTAGAAGTAGCAGACTCAATAGACTTGAAAAAACTATCCACTTTTTCATTTATCCTCGCCTCTGACGCTTTAGGGTCTGCAAGACTATTCTTGACTAAATCTGTTTGTGCAAGTAAGTCCTTTATTACTGTGTTGGCTAATTTAGCCTGTTCTAATTGTTTATTTAAATTATTTGTCAATTCAAGTTGTTTCTTAATATTATCTTCCATAGTTTTAATTTTTATTTCAAGACTTTTATTACTTGATTCTAATTCTGTATTATTTGTTCTCAATGTTGCAATACGTTGTTGTGTATCATTGTAATAAAAGTATGCACCATAACCTACACCAGCAATAAGGGCTAGAATAATTATTAATCCATAGATTCTTAACATCACTCAGATTTCCAGATAGTCCAGATACCATATGCAATTGCCAAGTATGCAGCTATTTTTGCAAATGGCCCAGCGATTAAAACAATAACTCCTAGTGCTATCAATGCACCACCATCCCAAGATGTTCTTTCTTCAACTCTTTTCTTTACCCAATTAATCATAATAGTCTCCTATTTGTATTTGTCAGATTTCTTTTTCTTTCCATCAGACCTTGCAATCAATCCCTTTGCTTTAAGGTGTGCAATATCTGTAAATCCAGCCTTCCCTGCCTTATATCTTTTCATGGCATCAGCTGTGTTTGGTGCCTTTTCATATATTTGTTTAAAAGTTTTCATTAACCACCACCTTTTGCAATCATAATAGCAGCCATATAATCATTGGCATCCTTTTTATTTTTGTAAACTTTTTTAAGTTCTTTCTTATGTTTACCCCCTGGCGTCATTACTCTTTTACCTTTTTTGAATACATCTGCATACACACCATATCCACCATCTGACATTTTTCTAACATCTGCGGCTAAATATTTTTCACCTTGTGCATTACCACCATTACCACCTTGATTATTTCCATTACCAGTTTGACCATTACCATTACCATTACCAGTTTGTCCATTACCATTTCCAGTTTGTTGGTCATTAGCATTTTGACCACTTTGATTTGATGAACCATTTGGCCTACCAAAAAATGGATATGCATAAACTATCCCTTTCTTTGGAACACAAGACCTTAATTTTTTATCATATCTATATCCTGGCGGACACTTTGTGTTATAAACTGATTCCTTCGTTTGCCGTTTCTTAGTAATCTTTTTCATTTTTTCAATATAAGCACGATATACTGCAGCTTCTGCTGTTTTACCCATCACTCTTGCTCTTTGTTCCATAGCAATGGCCGCTTGTATTTTATGTGCATGAGTTTTACCAGAACCCTCTATTTTCTTTACACTTGCTTTGGCAGTTTTTACATCTTTAAAACCTAGACCATGTATTGTTCCTCTAGGATTTTCATCTGTGTATAAATCCGAGTGTTTATCAGAACCTGCAGGTTGACCTTTTTTTCTGGGTATTCTGGGATTCTTTTTTGCATTTAAATCTGCTACTGGTTTCATAGTGCTAAAACCATAACCTGAATATGCATTTTCGTGAAATGTTAAAAAGGTTTTCATTTGAAACCTATCTCATTTTTACCTGTGACATAGCAAAGTCTGCGATTTTCATAAACTGAGCTTTAGAACCATTTAACATTCTATCAAATTTTTCTTTGTTAGATTGTTGTTTAATCGCATCATAAACTTTTGTAATTGCACTTGCAGTAAACAAATCAACTTTCATAGAACCATCTTTCATTTTTACTGGTTTGTTTTGTTTACTCTTCACAATACTTCTTAAAACTTTCATATTGTCCTCTGCAAGAAGTGACTCACGATTAAAATCCATTATACTCTCTTGAATTTTTTTAGAAAACTGAGATGCTTTTCTATTTTCTAGTCTTTTTGCTCGTGCACGTTCTAATCTGGCTTGATGTGCCTTATATTCTTTTGTTCTTGCATCAAGTAATTTTTTCTTTTTCTTTTTAATAGCTGCATCTGGTGGCATTGATATATTACTACCTTGTCCACCAAAATTAGTAGGTGCATCCTCATCTATAGCTCTACCAGTATAAGCACTCACCTCTTTCCATTTAGCTGTCATCTTTAATGTCCTCCAAACTTACATATATTTTTTCTTGGGTTTTAACATGAACAACTGGAAATATATCAACACCCAATACTGTATCTACTGGTGGTTCATCGGCAAACGTAACAACCTTGTCACCTTTCTTAGCAGATAATTCTTCTTCCTCTTTATTTAGTATATCGTTAACTAGAACATAGTTTCCTTTAGGTAAAACCTCACCAAAACCTATTACTTCCTCTGATATACTATTATCTAATTCTACATCATTTTCTTTTAGATACTTTAAAAATTGTTTTTCAAACATATCTGGGTCATCTACGGATTCTTTAAAAGTATCTTTAAGTAAAAATAATGCAGCTGCATATGTACCAACTTTAGTTCTTAGGCCAGGAACTTTTGCAAATAATTTTTTAATATTGAAAACTAATTTGTGTAGGATTGTGTATGAGTTTTTTTGTTCAGCTGTCACAAGTTCAACAGCTGGCATTTTAGATTTTGGTTTAGTAATACGATTTCCATTTTCATCAATGATACCTAATTTAAAAGCTTCTTGCTTTTCAAAAGGTGTCGTTAACAACTTTAAAAATCTATAGGTAACAAATAAATCAATCGCCCTACCCATTATAGTCCCTTTAATATCTCTTCCACATTTTTATCTTTAATAATGTGGTCTAGTTCATCATCTCTAAGTATATTTAGAAATAATAAAAATGATTTTAATGCTGGCCAATATTCCTCTTGTATTTTATACAATAATAAAGTTGCACAAGCATCAGCTCCAAATACATTATTTAAAACAATAATATGATTTAAAAGTAATCTTTCTTTTAAAACACCTGTATCATAATATTTTCTTAAAAGTCTTTTTATGTATTTAAATCTTTTAAGGTCATCTTCAAATTCTTTTTCACCCTCACAATGCGGATTTGTATAGTTTCTTATCGCATACATTAACACATTGTCTGGTGTTATTTTTTCATACATTATTCGACTTTGGCGTAAACTTTACATGATTGATTCTTCGGCATCATTTCATATTCAATCTTCAAAGTCAAACCACCCTCTACCATATTAGAGATACCATCATCATTCATAAATTCATCATATGGAGTATTTTCATCTTTACCAAATCTACCGCCAAAAAGTGTTAATGGTAAATCAAATGAACCACTCTCACCCTCCATCATTGGTGCCTCTGGAAAAGACAAACCAATTTTGTTTAAACTTCCTCTTAGTCTATTGATTGCATGTTCTGGCATAATGTATTCCATATTTCCAATTTGACCTACAATCGCACTTAATCTTTTACGCACTAGAGGATTGCCCAAGTCAGCTGGATTTGTTTCCAAACTACCACCAAGATTATTAGGGTTTTCACCTACTGGCCCTGTTGGAAATCCGCTAGCCTCTTTCACGAATTTTTTAAAACTTTTCATTTTTTTCTTCCTTAATCTAAAAAGGGGAGAGAGTTAGTCCCCTCTCCCCTATATTTAGGTAATAGTAAATTACTAATTAAGCAATATCAACAATACCTGTGTCAGTGGATGCATCATTAGAAGCAAGGACTGCCCATGCAGTTCCTGTCCACATACAAATCACTGCATCACCAGCAGTTGCGAAATCAAGGTTAGCGTAACCGAGTCTTGATTGTGGTGTTAACTCTGAACTTCCACCATCTACATCATTCACAATGATTTTTATTTGACCTTGTACAGTTCCGTTTGCCATTGTTGTGGCATTACTACCAGCTGTCTCTAGTAATGTTACAGCAGTTGATACTGAGATAGCAGTCTGTGTACCATCTGAAATATCTTCAATTGAATTTGAAAATCCAATAAAAGATGGTAAGTTGTTAATGAAGTTAGTTACAGACACTTTTTTATTAATAGGTGTACCTGTTGGGTCATCTACAACATGAAGTAAGTCTGCACCTGCAATACCTGTGCTCAAATCTGTTAGAGCGGTAATCTTTTTATCAGCCATTTTTGTCTCCTAAACTTAGCTTTATATTAACCCCATCGCAGCATTTTTCTGCTTACTTTGGGGAATGTTACTGTCGGCATTGTTTCCGACATCACCTGAGTCTGAATCATCAGGCTCATCATCATTTAAATCTTTTAAGAAGCTTATACATTGTTGTTTTGCACCATTCAGTGCGTTCATTAATGCAACAGCATCTTGTTTTTGTCTATCTAGTTCTTGAATCTGTAATGACACTTTTTGTATATCTGTATCAAGAACAGAAATTCTTTTTTTAATATTATCTTCACTAATCATAATATATCCATTCAGTTTTTAATTATATAGTATTATATATTAACTATCTGGTAGTGCAATATCGTCAGATGCATCACCAGAAATACTTGAAGCGGCAACTAGAGTTTCATACTGAACTCTACCAGCACGACCACCAGTACCTACAGTTTTCTTTACCCAACCAATGTGTGCTACTTCTCTTTGGTCTATATCACCATCATCTCCAAGACCCCTAGAGGCAGTTGCAGTTGCTGTAGTTGCACCAGTTACAATTGTAAAGGTTTGAGCATTATGACCAGTACCGATATTGATTGCAGTTCCACCAGAAGTAGCGGCAATCTTAAAGGTATCGTCAGTTTTATCTCTTACAAATACAGTTTGACCATCTGTTACGTTAGTCATCAAAGTACCACCACCAACTTGGTTGTAAGTAATTTGGTCTGTATCAGATAATCCGTGTCCAGCAAATGTGATAACATTTGAACTAGCGTTTACGGCACTTGTAGGAATAGTCATCTTAGGTGCTTCAACTGTCACAGCAGGAGTAGATTGATAATCAGAACCAACAGCAGTAACAGTAATACCAGTTACCTCTCCACCAGATATAGTCGCAGTTGCTGTTGCAGTGTCACCAGTAAAGGTTTGTGCATTGTTACCAGCACCAGAAATATTTGCAGCAGTTCCAGCCTGTGCATTTGAAAGTGATGTTGCAATCTTAAATGCAGTTGTTGAACCAGTATTGATTACAAATACCGCATCATCATCATCAATGTCAGAACTTGCAATTTGCATATTCGTACCACCAGAAACATAAGTCAGCTTTGTACCAGTTCTCATGTTGTGACCAGCATCTACAGTAATTGTATTGTCTGAAGTAGAAACTTTTGCAGTTGCAATAGTTCTTGCAGTCGGGCCTGCAACAGTAATAGTTGGAGCTTGGACATATCTTGCACCAGAAGTTTCTGTTACAGCGATATCTGTTACATTATCAACACCAGCAAGAGATTCTGCATTTGTGATACCCAAAATGTTTGCATTAATTTGTCCAGCACTTGAAGTTGCAAAATCAATCGGCGGTCTTGAAACAGCTGCAGCAACACCAGATTCAGTAGAACCTGACATATTTGAAGTCATTGTCAAACCAGTATTAGTTGACCCTACAAAATTTTGTGCATTATTTCCTGTTCCAGTAATATCGATTGCTGAACCACCAGAAGTGGCTGCAACTTTAAAAGTGTCATCTGCTTTGTCTCTTACGAAAACAATTTGACCATCTGTAAGTCCAGCCATAGCAGTTCCACCACCAGCATTATATGTTATTGCAGTTCCATCCAAGTATCCATGAGCAGTAAATGTAATAACATTTGATGTTGTATTAACACCAGATGTTGCCACAGTTCTAGCAGGGTGTTGGTCTTTTACTCTTAATCTTTCTCCACCAGCAGATGTAACAACATCGCCGACTTTAACTTCTGTTAAATACACAGCAGATGCATTGCCGTTTACAACTGCACTGCCATTTGTAAATGTATGGGTGCCTGTCAGAGCACTGCCATCATTCATATCCCAAGCACTCATATTTTTTCTCCTTGTAACTCATAAGAATATTAATTTCTTATTATTTATAATTATTTGAAACCTAATCGTTTCAATTCGTTTAATGTTTTGGGAACTGCTGTATGATGGATTCCTATACCACCTTTACTTTCCCATTCTTTAATATTTTTTATATAATCATCAATAAGAACATTTGGTTTTCCATCAGTTTGAGCAAAAGCTTGTTTTTGTGCTCGTGTTACCAAGTGTATTTTACTTCTCTTAAAATTAGTATTCTTAGAGAGCCACTTCATTTTTCCAGACTTTGAATTTGGGTCTTTACCAGAATACGCAGAGAGAATATGTGCATCGTATCTCATAATACTTTGCACAATCTTTTTTGCCCCTGGCATCCATGGCAGGTTTGCCCAAAAGTCTGGTGTATCAGATATTTCTTCCCATCTTGTTTGTTTATTAGCATTTACAAATGGCATACCTAAAACTTTTTCTGCACCTTTTAGAAAATCACAAAGAACCATATCCATATCACAGTATATGGATGGTAAGTCATCTTTACTTACTTCTAAAAGGTCAATTAAATTTTTCATTACTTATCAGTTTTCTTTTCTTTCATATCTGGGTCAACAGCAACCTTAGTCATTGGTTTGCCAGTCATGGTTTTATCTTCTTTTTTTGAACCTTTTTTTGGCCCATAAAGTTTATCTAAAGATTTATCTAAACCTTTTTTTCCAGTTCCACGAGTGATTTTTTCAGCGAATGGATTATGACCCTCATCTACACCCCAGACTTTTGCAAGTGCTTCTCTCATAGATGCATTTTTCTTTTGCATAGTTTCTACTTGTTGTTGCCAGTCATCAGAAGATTGGCCAGGAGTTGCATCTAACTTTGCTTTCGTATTCTCTTGAGTTCCTATATCGTAGTTTTCATGTTGTTTATAATCTTCAACTTTATAGGTTTTACCAGATACAACAAAAGTTTTATCACCATTTTCTCTTGCATCCTTTAGAGCTTTACCAAAAGCATTACCCTCTTTTTTATCTTTCTTCATTGCCTTACCGATAGCCTTACGTCTTTGTGCAAGATACTTATCAGTTTCATCCTCATCACCATCATTATCAATGTCACCATCTTCTTTACCAACTGGGTCAAGTTTTTTTTCATCCATTTTTTTCACATCATAATTAGCCATCAAATTTAGTTTTTTATTTGCAGCTGCAATCTTCTTTTGGTCGCCACTAATCTCATATTCATTATAACCATCATTACCGCTAAAACCTAAATCTTTTACTTTAAGTCCAAATTTTTTGATGTCCTTAATTAGTTTTGGGTCATCATTTTCTAAGTCTAAAATGATTTTTGCTTCATTTATTTTATTTCTAACAGCCCCACGAATTGCTTCCTCAAGACTACCAGATTTTGTGTCAAAGTATGCCATCTTTATTTCCCCTTTATAGCATTGAGCAAACTCTTGTATGAGGTTGCTATTTTATTTTGAAACTTCAATTTATCTTGAGGTTTCATTCTCATGTGCATATCAATTGCTTTCTGTGCAATTCTCATATCCACTTTTTTCTTACCATCTGCAAACTCTACGTCTTTATTTCCTCTCATGGAAACAGACTTTCTAAGTTGCATAATAATATTCTTTGCAGCATTCTCTATATCCTTTTCAGATGCTGTATCATCAATATCTGCTGGGTCTATTCTTTCAGCCATTTGCATATGAGAAATATATCCTGCAGCTTTATTAATTAATTCATTTTCTTCTACAACATTACTATCCATAGCCTTAGCTAATCTTAGTTGTCCTTGTTTAAACATGAAACCAACATCACCTTTGTCTTTCATTAATAAATCAGCTGCATCTTTCATATCATTTCTATTAACTACAACTTCATGTTTTACATTTTTGGGTAGTTTAAATATTGCTTTTGGCCCCATCTGATAAAAGTGTGTAAATCTTATCTTACCAAGAATTTTTGACAATTCAGAATTAACTTTATTTGCATTTGCCCTTGATATTTCATCAAGCATTTCTGAAGCTCCCTCATGCATCATGGTTGCTGGTGCATAGTTTCCTCTATTAATAGATTTGTCAAATGCATAATTAAATACATTATTAACTTTATCTTTTGGCCCAACAAAAGTATATCTACCAGCTTTTTTATCAGCTGGTGTTGGTGAACCCACCATGACTTTTTCATCTTTTGCTTTGTTTAGTAAGTCTTTGAGAAAGTTTCTATCTTTTACATCTTTCACAAGAATCTTAATGTCTTTTGCCTCAGCTAGTTGTTCTATGATACCTAAATCTCTTAATTCTTTTGGTGACCTAGCTAGTGCATTCATTTTTTCTAATGTCTTATCACTAATTTTCTTTTTGATAGGATGTATAGTTGACTTAGTTCTTCTTGATATCTCTTTTGCATCTTTTTCATTGGATGTAAATCCTTGAATTTTATTTTGCATATTAATTAAAACGAACTTCATATCCATCTCATCAAGTTCAACTTCTTCTTTCATGTCCAACACATTGCCTTTTCTATCAATTTTTCTTCCAGATAACACCTTTGGTCTAAACTTTTTCATAATCTCTTCATGCTCTTTGTTCATATCTCTCCTACCAGCATCAACTATAATCACACCTCTATTGATATCTTCATCATCTACACTATTAAAATATTTAAGCAACACTTTCTTTGCTTTCATTGCTTCATTTTTATCTTTAAATTTATACTCTACAGATTGAACTGTATGGCCAGGTAGAACTTCTTCACTTTTCATATTTCTATGAGCAAATGAAACTGTGGTTAATGGTTGACCTTTCTTTGCATTTGGATACATTTGCAAAAATGTCTGTGGGTCATTTACACCAATTAAATTCATAACTAATTCTTTTGGTTCAGTATCTAAATTAAAGATAAACTTTTTAAGTTTTTCCCTTGAGGCTGGGTCTGATGCTTGAACATATAATGCTCTTGCTTTTTGATAATCTTTTAAATCAAGGTCATCATATCTTTTTGCTTGTGTAATAAAATTATCGAAAGCTTTTGCACCTTTTTCTTGAGGTTTGGTTGATTTGAAAGAGCCTGGCTTGTATGACATTTCATTTACTGACTCTAGTTTTGAATAATACTTCTTAACTAATGCATCTCTATCTTGTTGGTCTTTTCTACTAATACCACCTTTCATATTATGTCTAGCTGCAATACCAGCCATCTTCACCTTTTCAGCAGATGTACCAAACATATTTACAATTTCTACACCATTCTCTGTGTGATGGTTTGAATCCTCATTGTCTTTAAAATCTTTCTTGGTAAACTTTTCGTTTATTTCTTCACCCATAAATTTCACATGGGCATCAATACTCTTTGATTGTCTTTTGTGAGCCTCAGATGCTTTCTCTAATTCACCTACAATCTTTTTTAAGTCTGCTAGACCACCAGCACCCTCTGGGCCTTTCGCGTCTGCCTTTACCATCATATCAACATGAGCCTGAACTCTTTTAGATTGTGCAAGGTGCATACCAGATGCCTTTACTAATTCACCAACTAAATTTTTAAGGTCTGGTATATCTCCAGCTTTTTCATTAAGGTCAAACTCCTCATACACTTTATCTAATACTTTTTTAACAGCTGGGTCTTTTGATAAACCTTTTGCAATCTTTTCAATTGCTGTCTTTTTGTCAACCATTTGTTTCATAGAAAATCTACTATCTCTTGCAATAGCTACGGCAGCCTTTACTTGGTCTGGTTTGAAAGCTTCATCAAGTTCTACTTCTTCTGTTGTGGGAACTAAAAAGTAATCTCTAAGTTTGTTCATACTATTAGATGATACTGCAAGTTTATTAGTCCACCAACTTGGTAGTGACTCCTCTGGGTTCATACCTTTAAGTTTTTGTAAGACTTGCATAGAATCTTCTAAGATAGTTTTACATTGACGAATGGCAGAGGCTACATCTGTATGGCCGTCTTCTTGAATATCAAGCTCTTCTTCTTTCTTTTTACCTTTAGCTTTATATCCCTGTGCAAATGCAGCTCGTCTTTGAGCATCACTTGCAAAGCCTTCCTCATTTTTTCTTACCTGCTCTAATAATGTTCCCATTCGCATGTTCTTATCCTTTCATTAAATCTGAAACAGATTTACCTTTTTCCCAAAACTTACATGACCAGTATCTAGCTTTATATTTTGGGCCAGGGTTATCACAGTTGTGTCTAGCCCTAAAACTTTTTCTTCGTGCTGGGTCATCTCTTTTGATTTCCATGTTAGGGTCACCAAACTCTACTTTGACCACATTACCTTTATCGTTCTTTACATATACTTTAAATTTTTTGACATCACCTCTCGTTGGATTATTTAGTTCAACTTTTCTACCTTGATATTCTGCAGCCTCAGTTACCTCTCCCCAAGAATTTCTCATCATCATTCTATAGGGTGAATCTAATCTACTTGCACTACCACCTTTTCTTTGAAATTTAGTTACACCAGCTTTACCTTTTTTTGGCACTTTTAAATTTGGTAACTCTTTATCTTTTCTAAGAGTTGACATTTTACGTTCAATATAACTTAATACATCTTCACTTTTTGCCCTTTTCATCTGTGCAGGTGTTGGTGCTCCCTTTTCACCTTTTTTTCTCATCTTCTCACCAGAACCTTGTTTGATTCTTTGTCTTTTCTTGTGTATATTTGCCCAAAGACTTTCGTTTAAACAATGTCCACACATATGTTCTATACTCTCATCCATTCTATTATCATAGAACTTTGGTAGTGGGTCTTTTGTAATTCTTTCTGCATATTCTTTTTTAGCAGGCCCATCTTCTACTGGAACTTTACCATCAACCATATCTCTGACAAAACCCATTGTGGCTGCGTTTGCATATAGACTACCACATCTTGCAGTAACCTCTTCCTTGAGTCCATCATAAATTATACTACCAGTTACATGACCAAGTGTGTCTAACATATCACTTGGTATTTTTATACTCATAACTGTGTAAACATAATCTCTGTGTGGTTTTGGAAATGCATGAGGAATACTTTCATCTATGATATATGTTTCTCTTTCATCTTTTCCAAATGAACCAAGTTTGTTCCATTTCAACATTGTTTCTGTTACTTCATCTGGTTGACCATATTCATCAATAAGTTTCTCTGCATATCCTTTTGCATCTTCATATTTCCAGTCTTTCAAAGAATCCTCGGCTTTCATCTCCTCTTTTATATCACCAATTTTAGCCCCAGGCGAGTTCAATACATAATTAGAGTCTGGGCCTTTGAAAACTGTTTTACCATTTTTCTTTACCAAACTTTGCATTTTTGATTTACTACCACTTGCAACAATCTTACCTTTTAATACATGATGATACATTGCTTCATTAAGTTCCTCACCACAATCATCACAACATAAGCCAAGTTTTTCTAAAATCTTATCATGGACTTCATTGAGCTTCCACCACCAATCATCTCCATGTCTTAGTTGATAGATGGCCCTTGTTCTATCAGATTCAAACCACTCATTGATAGGTTTTTCTTGAAGACTTTTAATTAGTTCTCTTACTTTAATCTTTGCAAAACCCTTGCCTGGCGTCTTTTTACCTTTTTCTAAATCTTTTAACATCTTTTGTAATTTGGCCATTTGTTCTTTTTCTTTTGATGTATCTTTACCATACATATCTAGAACACCCATTGTTTCTGTAACTTCTTCTTTCTTAGCCTTCTTTGCTTTCTTTGCAGCCTTTACTTTAGGTTGTAAATCTGGGTCAGCCTTACCACCTGTTAACATTGAGTTCACTCTTGCAAATGCCCATTGTTGTGGAGTAGTGCCTGGCCTGTGTCCAGTTTTCCATGCGGCCATTCCTCTGTCATAACTCTTTTTTAGGATACCATAAGGAACACCAGTTTCTTTTGATTTCTTAACTAGACCAGCAATCTTTTCATCTATTTGATAAAACTTCATATCGGTTTCCTCTTTTTTATCCTTGGCATCTAGATAAGCTGCAATAGCCATATCTCTAATCTTCTTATCTGATTTGCCCTTGAACTGTGGTGCTTTTGACTTTCTAAAATCATCTATGTAATCACCAGCATCTGCATCTTTACCAAGTTTCTCTTTTATACCAAGTTTCTTTCTCATATCATCAATCTGTTTCATAATCTCTTTGTGTTTAGGAGAACCAGCTGGAGCTGCCATTCCTTTATTATAAAGTTTAAGAAGTTCTAGTGGTATCTTAATATCTTTCTCTCCATACATCTGTTTATACTTTTTAGTATATTGCGATGGTTTTGTTTTCTTACCTTTATCGCCAGGAGCTGGTTTGTAGGAATCTGGGTCATTATCTGGTTTGTCTGCTCCCTTTGCAAAAAATCTTGCACGTGCAACAGCTGTGGATTTAGACATATCTTTTCCAGTTGCACCTTTTGCATAATACTTTGCAGGTTGTGTTCCTTTTACATCTCCAACCTCACCTTTGGCTTGTTTTACTTTTGTAATCTTTTTCTGTTCTTCAATATCATACAACCAAGCTTTATGTACTTTGTTATTCTCATCTACAAATGATAGATAGTTTGTACCTTTACGAATTACTTTACCTTTTGCACCATTGGCCTCAACAATATCTCCTACATTCCAAATCTTTCCAGTAAGATACATATCTCTTAGAGTTTCAAAATCATTCATCTCACCCATATCTCGTTCTTCACGAATACCCATGTATTTACGAACATCATTATATAATTTAAGTGCATCTCTAAAACCAGATGGAACTCCCATTTTAAATGAATCAAAGTCTCCTGCTGTAGCAGCTGCTCTCATTTTTGATGCAGACATACCCTCAACACCCTCAGCATCTGGGTCACGCTCTCCTGCAGAAATAACTCTTATATCATCAAAACCATAGTAACCATGTCTTGCCTCAACACCATTATATCTATCTAACAGTGTTTGAAATTCTTTTACTCTATCTGAACCAACAACCATATTAATTGCATGGAAACCCTCTTTATATAATTTTACTGCAATCTCAATAGCAGTCCTTGCATTTTTATCTGCTTTAATATTCTTTGCATATCTAGGAAACATCTTTCTCATGTATGCCACTTTAAGTGCAAATGGAAGTGGGTCTTTCTTTGGATTATTTGATTGGGATGGATAAATACGAAATGGCATTGAACCTGCAACAGATGCTACTTTTTTTATGAGTTTTTCATGGCCTGTCGTTGGTGGATTAAATCTACCAAATGTGAAAACTATTGTTCCAGTTGCTTCGTTTATTACATCAGAAAATTTACGCATCTTTAGTATCCCTTGCATCTTTTACTTTTTGTAACTCATTTTTCTTTACAATTTTTAAAGACTTTGTGGCTATCTTATTAATCATATTACCATACTTTTGAGCTACAATAGCATCTACCTTAATTTTTTGCATCATAGGCATATTTTGATAGTTTGGATAATATTTGTCAAGAACTTTTTTCTTTGCAAGTTTTTGTGCCTTAACTCTTATTTTTTCTGGGGAGGCCACTCTGAATTTTGACCTCTCTACTTTTTTCTTAAAAGCTGCAGACTTGGCCAATTTTTTCATGCGAAGTGCTTGTTTTCTTCTCTGTGCTAAATTAACTTGTTTTAACTCATTTAGATGAGAATATAGTTCAGAAAATGATATCATTTGTCCCATGCCTTTATAGCAGTAAAGTTGTTAAATGAGAACTCCATTCTGTCCACTAATTTAACAGCACCACCACTTGTTCTATCAATAGCAACATATCCCTCTGGATTAGTTACTTTAAATCCATTTGCGGTCTTGATGAATGTATCTGTCAATCCCTTAACACTATTTAGTTTTTTTATGATTTGCATCTTTGCGTCAACAAGTAAATTTTGAAATGTAATTATCTGTGCTAAGTTGTTAGTATGTTTTCTAACTTCTCTCACATATTCTTTTTGAATATTTGTATATTTTTGTTTACCTGCCACACTTTTAGCTTTGTCAATTTGTTTCTGTATCGACATCTCTACCCATTTCTCATAACCCTTTGCATGAGCTTTTGGATTAGTAATTCTTTGTCCCTGACGAACTTTACTATTATTGTATGTGGCAAGTTTAGCACCAACAATTGCACCTGTCATACTTTGTTGTAAATTAATAAACTTTTTTAACAATGGTGCATTTATTCTTTGAAATATTTTACCAGTATCAGAGAGTATTTTTGTTACAGACTCTGTTTCTTTATTATTAAAAGTTGCAGTACCAGAGGTATCCTTGTAAGTTGCATCATCCATCCAAACACTTGGAGTTTTTTTAAGGCCTGAAATATCTACACCAAAAGATGCTTTCATTTCTGGTAAAGTCTTACCAGAGTAAGTTGTATGCCACACGATACCTACTTTTGCTTTTGCTATGACACCACCAAAATTACTGTCAACAGGCACAGCGTAGACAATAGTATTAGGTTGGAAAGTATAGTATTTTGTACCATCAATGGTTTGGGTTTCCACATCATTTGTGAACATAAGGTCGCCTTGTATAACGGATTTGATTCCGAGTTTTGCGAACTCTGTGAGTGCAACTTTGAATTTTTCGTTGAGTGTTCCAGATAGGTCATCATCAATCTCCTTAGCTGTTTTATACAGTTTGGGATTTACATTAAATACTGATTTCTTTGCAACAAAGAATTTACCATCACTTGGGTCAATACCAGCAAAGATGGCAGGTGCACCATCCCATTTTACTGTCATGTTGATTGATGAACGAGCATTACCAGCTAACATATCTCTAAGAGAACGTAGAAAGTTTATTGCAGCTCTACCACCATCAACTCCATAGTTTATGATTTCATCTTCTAGATGTTCTAGGTGTAAATTTTTACCACCCTTGTCTTCTGTTAATTCTGAAAAACTAATCATTTTACTTCCAACTATTTACTTTACTTTGAGATGTTATTGTATTTATCTCAATCTTTGTACTAAAACTAGAGCCAGATGAGTTTGCAATACCCATTGTTTGATATATTGGGCTTGGTTTACCTTTATCATCTTTAAACCCAGTACACAAGTGAACATTGACAGCATTGTATAATTTATTTCTTACTTTACTTATCTCAATTACCACAACATAAAAATCATTTATCTGTTTACCTTTCTGTAATAAGTCAGCTTGATTTGTTTTTGTAAAATCATCTCTAGTCCCTAAGTTTTTATTATATCCATCTAATCCACCATAACATATAACAAGAGGTAATGCTGTGTTTCCAAATTTTGCTTCACCCTCTAAAGTTGATACAAAGGCAAAAAGTGATTCCACCAAGTTTTCGTATTGGCCAATATTTTTTTCTACACCTTTTAGTATCTCATTGATTGCAATATTACCAGCATTATTAGAGGCTAGAGTTACTGCAAATTTAAACTTATCTCTATCTACACTTTTATTTTTTTTAAAATCATTTAAAATATCTTTTATTATAAATCTTGCTTCGTTTACATTATATTGTCCGTCTTTTTCTCCAATGAATAATATTGGTGGGACAGCCCTGATTTTCATTTTTGGTCTATCATTTAATTTTCTAACTAATTTTACATTGGCATCGTGATTATCATTAACTTGGTCTATGACTTTTAGTAAAGCTGTAGTTTTTTTCACTAAACTATCTTTAGCTGGAATTGTTTGTTCTGTTAGTTTTTGTAAACCAACCTCTCTAATTAAATCATTTGATAATGATGTTAAATCTCTTTTGTTTTTAATTCTTCTATTCACACCAGCTTGTGCTATATTTTTTATTAACGATACTACTTTTCCGAAAAGATTTTGAGCCCAATCAGTAAATACTTTGATACCTTTAGTTGCAATATTTTTAAAGGTAGTTACTAAATCTCTCATTCTATCCATCAAATTAAATTCTAATAGTAACATATCATCTTCTGTCCAACCAAAATGTTCTGTTTGTTTTACTGGGTCGTGAACTGCTTTTATAAATGAACCAACTTTACCTATTCTAGCTCCACCCTCTCCTTTTTTAAGTGACACTTGATAGAATGAAATTTGTTTACCTTTATCATTTGATATTGTTACTTTACCATCTGGTTGTGTTGTGGCTCTTGATACTTGTTCTCTCTCACTTAGTTTTGCAATTTCTTTCAGCATTGCTGTGAGTTCTGCAGCACTTGCATCAAGGATTAATACACAATCTGCAGTATTCTCTTTTGTTTGTAAAGAGAACTGAAATGATTTTGGCATAACTCTGTAATAATTTTGTGTGATACTATCTTGTAGAAAATCTTGGAACTTACCTAATTTTGAAATAGGATAGCCTAAATTGGAATAATATTCCAGTAAAAGGTCAAAATATTCTTTAGGTACACTTTTCTCTGCCCAGTCTTTTGCTTTTTTTGCAAAGTCTTTTTTTATGATTGAGTTGTAACTTGACCTAGTTACTTTTCCACCACTTAGTGCAACAAGAACGACAGCACTTTCATACACTTGAGTTCTATCGTCTGCAGATAGACCTTTCATAAAGGTTTCAATAAATTCTGGATTTGTTTCTAGCTCTTGCTCTAACAAAGATTGTATTTTTTGTACATGGGAAATATTATGATTAGGCCGTGGCCTAACTTGTCTTAGACTTTTCGAAAGCATCAACATCTCCATTTGAATATAGTTATGTACTATTTATACTTTAAAATCCTTTATGGCTGAGAACTTATCATACTTACTACCAAAGTCTGTCTTATCAAAAACTACCTCTTCTTGTCCGTTATCTACTAAATCTTCTTGTTCTTTCTGTGCACAATCATATAACCTCATTTTAGCTCTATCAATACCTAAAACAAATCTTTTATTAACAGTTGGGTCATTATATCTATTCTTTAGTTGTTTGACAACGATTTGATTAAGTGCCTCAAGTTCGTCATTGGAGATGAGAGCAAACATGAAGTCCGCTGTTGCTGGGAGCCCAAATGATTCAGATGTGTCCTCAAGCCCCAAGTCTGATGATGTGAATCCACTTCTTGTTGTTTGTGTTGCCGACATAATTGGAACATTACATTCAACGGCAAGTCCTCGTAATTCTTCTGCAATAGATTTGATATAAGTGTACGAATTAACATTGGTAGCTCCTTTTAATCTAGAAGATGCACAAATATTTAGATAGTCAACAAATATCATATCTGGTTTAAAACTTCTTTTGATTGCAAGTTCTTTTATCAATCCACGAAAATGTGCAGAGTGTGCCGTGGCAGTTGGATATTCTTTTACAATAAGTTTACCATTTGTTTTCTTTTGTAGTTTAGCAATCTTATCGTCAAACATTTTCTTTGGTAGGTCATGTAAATCTTCCATAGAAATATTCATTAGGTTTGCATCTATACGTTCTGCAATACGTTCCTCTGCCATTTCTAGGGTGATATACAAAACATTCTTACCTTGAGATAAACAAGATGCAGCCATATGACACATGAACAAAGATTTACCAACACCAGTTCCAGCAAGAGCAATATTCAAAGTCTTCTGTGGTAATCCACCTTTTGTAATCTTGTTAAAAAAATCTAAGTCAAAAGGAATACGTTCCTCTACTTTATGATAAAATTCAAATCGTTCTTCACTATCATCAAAGTAGTCATGTCCCACTGCATTATCAAAACAAACAGCAAGAGCATCTGTAAGTATACTTGGTATTGCATCTGGACTACGTTTCTTATCTTTACCATCAATGATAGAGATGCCATCTACAATTGCATTATAGATTGCCTTATCTTTACAAAACTTTTCTGTAGTATCAACTAACCACTCCATATCAACATCAGTAGAATCAAGTGTTTGAATAATTTCTACAATCTTTTTATGTTGGTCTTCTGTTAAGTCTTTTCTAGACTCTACCTCAATCTCTAAAGATATCTTTGTCGGAATACGTTTATACTTTTCAACAAAGTTTGTAATCTCTTCAAATACAACTCTTTCTTCTTTTACATCAAAATAATCTGGTTTGATAAATGGTAATACTTTTCTACAATATTCTTCATTCGTTACTAAGTTGCTCAGCGTTGTTCGTTCTATTGATTGATTCACTCGTATTATCCTCTGCCTGTGTTATGATGATATGATATAAAATATCACCAATTAATTTAAAAAATTCATCTCCAAACTTTTCTTTTGGAATGCCATTATTCTCTAATATATCATATTTAAATTTTAAATTCAAGTTATTATTTGCATCTAATTTACTTTCATCTGGTAAAGTCACTTCGCCATAGCGATACACAACACCATGATAATCTGTTTCAGAAGTAAGACCAATACAAGTTTGATTTGGATAAGCCTCACTTGTAAGAAAAACAAATTTCTTTGTGATAGGGTCTTTGAGTATTTCTTCTACTGTTGGTAATTTACTTTCATCAACTATTGGTTTTATTGGATTTCCATCTACATCTACTAATGCCATTACATCGCCCTCACTGTATAATCTATTGCTATTCTTTTTTCATCACACAAAATGTTATCTGCTCTATGTGGAACTCTTGGGTCAAAAACATAAAATGAACCTGGCTTTGCATAGTATGTTTTACCATTCCAAGTAAACCCACCACCCCATTCTTGTTTCCAATCAGAGTTCAACATACCAAGAACTTTTAAAACTTTCATATCTTTTGGTACATCATCCATATGGTCTGTATGAGTATTATCCTCTCTATGTTTATCCTTAATAGAAGCTCCTGCCCACATCAATTCTGGATACACTGTGCCATGTAGACCTTTTTCATAAACCATGAGAAACAATGACATCACAATACCAGCAAGTCTTTCTACCTTTGGTGGCTGTTCTGTTCCATCAACTAATGTAAGTTTAGGATGCCTTTTACTAAAGTGTGCACCTTTTGGATATTGCCAACTCCAGTTCTCTGATTCTTGTATCTGATATCTTACATATTCAAGAAACATTGGAGAGGCTACGTTTTCAATTATTTTTACATCATTCATTATCGGTTTGTATGACGTTTCCATACTTAAACTCCTTTTCAGCACATTCATTCAAAATATCCATCACATCTTTTGTAAAGTATTTTGTAGGATTACTCATAATCGTTTTACCAAATTCTTTACTTCCGTCTGGTAATTCATATCTTGTGGATACTTTTTTAAACACATTGTATTTTTCTGCCAACTCTAACAAGCCATAGTATTTATCTAAACCCTTTTCATAATTCAGACGAACATCTACCATTTTATTTTCTATTGTCAATCTTGACTTATAATTTTTACAATGTATAATATTACCTACAACCTCTGACCCATCTTTTTCTTTTTTCTTAGATAAGAATACAATGGATGATGCTGCATATTTAAGACCTGAGCCACCACCCATTTCTTTTGTAGAGAATAATCCCATAGATTCATAAGTGTGATTAGTAACAACCATAGGAACTCCAGCTCGACCAAGTTTCAAAGTCAACACACGAAATGCAGCTTTAAGAACTTGCGCTCTTGTCATATCTCTAGTTTCTTTACCCTCACTTGTATCTTCAACTTCTTTTGTGGTTGACAACATACCAAGTGAATCTAAACACATCATCATAGGTCTTTTTTCAGATTTTTCTAAGTATGAATCTAAAACCTTTATTGCCTGTGTACGAAACTCTTGTACAGTTGTAACTGGAATGACTACCATTCTATTTGGGTCGATGCCTCTATCAATCACCATCTGTTTAGTGATTGCACTTTCTGATTCAAAGTAAAGACAACCAGCATCTGGATTTGCATCTAGAAAGCTTTTGACCATGCCCATAACAAAAAAGGTTTTACCAGTTGCTGATTCACCAGCGATTGCTGTAATCTTGTTACTAGGTAATCCACCATAGATAGAACCAGATAATAACGCATTGAAAATATAAGAACCAGTATCAACAAAATTATCTACGTCTGCCCCCTCGATGCCATCTGAAACTAATGATGCATATTCATTACCAGTTGTCTTAATTATATCTTTAAAAAAATCACTCACTAAATATCTCCTACTTTTCTACTTGCCGACTTCAATGCATCAAACCCGCCAGGGTATCTTTCTGAAAGTTTACTTATGTTAATATCAAATATTTCTTCCCAAGAACTATCTAAAGCTTTTATAGCTTGAACCATATACCAGCATATATCAGATAATTCAGACTTCAAATGTTTCTTTGTATCTTCATCAATCTCTTTACCTTGAAACAATATCTTTTTTACGATATCGTTGAACTCGCCAACTTCTCCAGATAGTCCTACTGATGCAGTAAGTAATCTAGATGGTTCAATACCTTGTTCTTGCATAATTTCTAATGCATCTTTGAAGTCATCATAATTTTTAGTCATATCACTTGTAACTGTATCTACAAAGTTTATGTAATCATTTAATATACTTGGTCTTTTTTTCATACTAAAGGCTCCGATATGTAATGGTCTTGATAATCATCATCTCCCATATAAATTCTAACTGTAGTTTTTTTCATAAGTTTACCAGTTTCATCTCTTTCATATGAGATAAGTTCTTGTCTTATCAAGCCCTCTCTTGGCATTTCCATTCTTAAATCTTCTACCATACTTACTCCTATTTAATAGCTAGTGCACCAACAAATGCATGATTACGCCAAAATGGTTGTGCATCTGAAAATCCAGCTCTATGCAAATTATCTTCTATCTCTTTCCATGTATTTGGTTTCATCATGTGTCTTAGTGTTCTTTCTTTGTCCATAATATCTTCAGTATCAAATGACTTTCTTTTATAATCATAATAATTAAATGTAATCATATCTTGAACTAATGCATTCTGACATATGGTTTTTTCTGCAAAGATGAAAGCACCACCATCATTTAATCCATTGTAAACATTTTTTATTACGTTTAGTCTATCTTTCTTTGGCATAAACTGTAGAGTGAAAATAGATGTAACTAATGAACAATTCATAAATTCATAATTACGAATATCATCTAATATAAAATCTACTTCATACTTGTCTAACTCATCTGCTCTTTTTTCTAAGTCTTTATAAAAGCCTTCAGCAATCTCTATACCTATGTATCTTCCTTTAGAACAATGGTCTTGATTATATTCAATCATAGCTTTAGTAAGTTTACCAGTAGAACAACCTATGTCAACAATATTTGTACCATCTTCAACAAAGTATCTTGATAGACTTATTACATCATCAAGTAAATTAGAATAACCACGAATAGATTTTTCTATGTGTTCATCAAAGCCTTCTTCTCTATGTGCAAATGTAAAATCAGCCATTATGTAACTCCTTGTAAGGTTTCAATACTTTTTCGTAAATAGAATCTGCAATTGCTTTCATCATCAAAGGCGGAACCATACGGCCCATTCTTTCTGACTTTTGTTCCCACTTACCAGTTAATTTAAAATCATCTGGTAAAGACATAGCTCTCTGTGTTTCACACAATGCAAGTTTTCTCATTTCTTCCCAATGAATACAACCACCAGATGCTGTAATTGTTGGTGCAGGTTTATGTCTTGATATTCTTTTCATGTTGAAGTGATGACCTTTAGGGTGATAATCACAGCCAGTTAAAACTTTGTCTGGGTCTTTTGGCATCTTGGATGCTGTTTCAAAATGTGAACCCTTAGAAAACTTTTCTGTCAACATCTTTATTTCTTCTTCATCATATTGTAAATCACTAAATGCATCTCCACAAGTTATAGCTTCAGAGAACTTCTCTGGAAACACACCAGCAATATTCATAAATGTAAGTCCTATCGCTGTGGTTACATCTTCACGAACACCAATGAATATCAATCTCTTTCTTGTTTGAGGAACTCCGTAGTGTGAAGAATCTAACACCATAGATGATACATCATATCCTATCTTTTCAAACTCATTTGTAATCTTATAATAATATTGTTTAGCTTCACCCATAGTCAGACCTGCAACATTTTCACCTACGATTACTTTAGGTTTTATTTCTTCTGCAACTCTAAGAAACTCAAAAAATAAATCCTCAATATTCTCAATCTTTTTACCATCTGAATATTTTTTAGTTTGTTTAAATCCTTTTGAATGACCACCTTGAACCATAGCACCAGCTACAGAGAACGCGCTACATGGTGGTGAACCATCAAGTATGTCTACCTCTCCAGCTTTGATACCTGCAGCATCAAGTAGATGTTGACCAGTAAGTTCTTTTATGTCATCTGGTAAAATCGGTGTATCTGGATAGTTCTCACTATATGTGTTACGCGCCTCCTGCACAAATTCATTGATGCATAATATCTTACCACCTGCTAAACGATAACCTGTGCTAGAACCACCACCACCTGCAAATGTAGATATCACATTAAATTTATTTTGTTTAGATGCATCATGTACATCTTGTAAATTATACTTTTGATATTTCATTGCATGAACTCCTCTAAAGTATTCGTACTATTTAGCAAGTTCCAATCTCTACATATATCCATAACCCTCTTTCTATCTCTAAAATTAATTTCTTTATTGTCAATTAATGTTTCAAATAAGCTTATTATACCACAATCTATCTGTAAATTCAAGTGCTTTTTTACATTTTTTATTAATTTAAATTGGTAGAATGCATTTCGTACATGATGTTTTTGATATGGTAAATTTACATCATCCCAATCCATGTTATAAAAATAGTTCTTGACGTTCTCTGATAGATATGGTGTTATAAACTTTTTCTCATATTTGTCAGCTACTTTCTTGTGCCACTTGTAACCAGCTTGCATATCTGGTTTAAAGTAATTATCTCTAAACTCATCAAACAATTCTTTTGTATGTTTATAGTTTAGTATAGCTTTTTTACTAATTCC